TCGGATTATCCAAGGCCTGCGGAACTGTCATTGACGGATCGGGGACTAAATTTGTTAACGCCCAGAAACCAGGACCTACTGACTGGCGGTAGGAACTGTCAATACCACAGCGGTCATCGTGGACCCGCGTAAATTGATTTACTTGAAAACTAGCCATCTCTAACCCAGGTCAATAAAAAAATACTAATCAAGATGCGGGAAGCGACCAGAGCTAGTACGAGGAATACAGGCTTCCATATTACCCTCCTTACATGATTGTTCAGGTACGCGGTATAGCCAATTTTGTAAACTATCTCTATCGTTCGGCACTGATGTGCTCGGCGGTGTTACAAATTGGCGCTGACCTTGATTCCTGTTGAAAACATCTCCAGGATCACGATACATGTTAGTTTGGAAAAACTCGTCCAATTCCTTTTTGACAGCAGGAGAATTTACGTATACAGCCGGGGGCTTAGCAGGATTATTATGGATTTCATCCATCAAAACGTTCATGAAGGGATTTGGTCCATTCGGCCCTGTTCTATCTTGAACACCAATGACATCTGCTACCGGTTTACCAATCACCGGGTAAGTCTCTTCTGTCTCAAATGTTCCACGAACAGATTTACCATCCAAAAAACCTTCACGCAAAGTATCTTTAGTTTTCATACCATAGAAAGCACCCACTGCTAGCAGAGGGAATAGCAAACTGATTATCAGATAACGATAGTCAAGACGAAGAACACCAAGAACTAGGCCCAATAGAATGCCGAAGCGTGTGAAACTATTCAAAGCAACTGTTGTACACCGCTTCGCCCTTCCATGAAACGGAAAAAAGTCATCCACTTCTTTTAAAAGAATAGAAGGATCGTCAGTAAAAAATGGACTACACTGCATTTCTCTTCCCTATCGTATGTAACTAATTTTAGGGCTACAGTTTTACTTCTTAGCCTTCTTCTTTTCCTCGGCCTTTTTGCGGAGACGCTCTTTTGCTGTAGCCAAGCGTTCACTCTGTGACCCCTTTCCACCACCTCCTCCGGGTCCTAGCGGATTATCAAAGATTCCGCCGAATGAGTCCATCATGTCCTTAAAAGCCGGATTATCGGTGAAATATGACATTAATTCTTTAGCCTCCCGCATAAGCGCCTCCTTGTTCAAAGCACCAGAGGTAAACTTATTCTGGATTTTACCTGCTACGCGCTTCATAGCAGCCGTCAAGAGATCGGGGTTATTCGTATACACAAACTGGAGATGCTCGAAAATCTGCATGGGATTCATACGTTCCATCATAACCGGATCAATTCCCAAGTCCTCCGGCTTGAATTCACCGGCCAACTCGGCAGCAATCTTCGCAATCAAACCATTCTGAAGGTGCTCGGGAATCTTGGGCATCTCAAAGGGCATCTTTGTCCCACCTTCTTCGACACCTTCAGCACTGCCTGTAGTAGGAAAAGGCATAGAAGCTCCACTCAAATCCTTAAACATGCTCTTCATATTCTCAAAGATTCCCTTGAACTCCTCTGATTTGAATCCAGCACTCATCTCCTTCATCATCTCGTCAAAGTCAGGCATCTCATCTGCCTTAGCACCAGCTGTAGGACCAGCCATTGGAACAGAATGCATCGTGTTTAAAAGAATTAATGAAGCCAGATAATCCCAGAACACTATACGAGTCTCCTTGCTCGTATCCTGCCACAACTTGGCCGAAAAAAAGATTCCAGGTAAAATTTCAATTCCCTTCCCGCCTGACTTGAGAAAAAAAGAATCATCCCGTCCTGCTACAGGAGCCTTTAGCGCCACCGCTAAAGGCGCAAAACCATCCAACATATCCTTGCGCTTCATATATGCCGTAATCGGTTTCTCCAGCTCAGGGTAAGACAAACTAAGTTCATTTGTAAACTGTGTCACAATCGCAAGAAAACGCTTCTTTACTTCTCCAACATTGGCCATACTTGATTTTACCGATTTTTTTAATATTTTCTCTTACCGCATTAGGGATGGGGAAAACTCGGAAGCAACAGCAACGAGGAGGTGGGTTAAGCGTTATAACATCTCAAATTGAGTCAATACAGCACAAGCAAAATGAGTTGTCAACATCGGTGGGAAATGTAGATGAACGGGCTCTTGCGGAGGCTCTAGAGGAGGCTCTTAGAACAAGGGGAAAGTCTAAGCAGATTGAGGCGGATATTCGCTTTTACACTGAATCTTTTTTGAAAGACGAAAAGACAATCAAGGATTTGTTCGAACGCCAAGAATCTGTACCTAGTGAATATATTGGTTTAATCACGGTTCTAGGTAACTACAGTAAAATGCGCAATGATATGGATACATTGATTAAATCAATCTATCGCTACATTAACTTGCGTCTCGGCTATCCGCTGGGCTCCGGTGAAGAGCCTGATTACAGTTCGCCAGCTCCTCGTCTGAATCGCCGTTATGAAGAGGGAAATAACACCCCTTCGGCTGGTCTTCCAGCCTTAGTAGGACAAGTGGGAAATGCCACAGGAGGAAGTGCTAACAGCAAAAGCCGTATTCCTGAATTGGCTAAAAAGGAACCCCGTCTTGCGGAAAACAACGGTGAAAATGCCCAACCTCCGGAAAGCAGTAGTTTTTTTGGTTTTGCAAGATCACGGACTCGTCGTCGCTCTCTCCGAAAGAAGTACTAAAGCAGTACACCACTTCCAAATCTTTTCCTTACTGGCTTCTGACATGGTTTTCCAATGCTTGTCAAAAATCCAAAAAGCAAATGATAATTCACTAAACTTATTCTGAAGAACATCATGTCCCAACTTAATCATAGCATCTTCATCCTTGGCTAATACAGGCTCCCGGAATGTTGGATAGACATTGTTCATGAACATAGTCAATAAAAGACGAGGATTGCTGGAATCTATCGCCTTCAACCCTTCAGCTGCCAAGCGAATGTCCCGCTCCTCAGGATAAGTATCCGATAGCATTTCAAAAAATCCTATCAGAGTCTTCGTGAATCGCTTGAGCGGCGACTGTTTATCCATGAACCTACTTTACTTTCGCCACTGAAACTTTAAGCAATTTATTTCCGAGCAAATCCATTTGGTGTATCTTTATCACGCTCTTGCTGATATCTTTCAAGGGCCGAATCCATTGCCATTTCCTTCTTACTCTTCTGTGCTGTGGCTGCCACGACTTGTCCAGCAGTCTGTCCTCCTATGCCTGTAATACTACCTGTTCCCTCCTGAAGTTGTCCAAAGTTTCGCGGAATAGGGTCAAATCCCTGTCCCTTTCCCACTTCAAATTGTTGACCAAAGAAACTATAGGAATCTGACCATTTGCCAGACGCCAGTTCATTTCCGTAGGCCACCGGTTCTGAACCACCCAGACCATCAGGGCTTATAGGAGCCTGTCTGCCCTCTTGTAGTTTCTTCATTGAAAGCCAATTGAAAACCTCAGCATCTGTGCGAGGCCCAGTTTCTCCGTCAATTATCAGTGTAGGAACAGCGGTAAGCCATTTCTCAACACGCCCCTTATCCACAATAGCAGGCCGTTTGCCAGAAGCATCGGGGTCAACACAGATAAACTTAAATTCAGCCAGATAACCGGCGCGTTTTACTTCTTCAATGAAAGATTGTGAAAATTTACATTTATCAGAGTAAAAGCACAAGTGTGGCATCCCTTGTTTTATCGCCGATTTTCACACGCTCGGACTTACGCGTGTTCGCCGATAAATTTGAACATATTCCTTTGACTAAGTTAAAGCATAATGTTTAGCAATTATACGGAATCAGGGGCTCCCCTTATGACTGATGTTAATCGGAAGGAGCGGGCCTCTTTCACTCTAGCACCTAGTCATGTAACTCTAGCAAATACTCTTGTACGTATTATTCAATCAAAGGTTCCAACGGTCGGATTTCGCACTGAGCCACCTGAGCAATCGGAGGTCCACATTCAGGAGAATACCACACCTCTTCCTAATGAAATGCTGGCACATCGCATTGGAATGATTCCTATTCATGTTCAAGGCGTAGATGACTTTGACCCGAAGAAGTACCGGTTTGATATAGAAGTAGCAAATACATCACAGGAATCCAGAATGGTAACAACTGCTGACATGCGGATTTTCACCCAGGATGGTGAAGGATGGCGTGAGTTAGGACCGGAGGGAAATGCGCTTATGTTTCCGGTTGACGCTATTACCAAGGAACCTATCATGATTACTCATCTTCGGCCTCAGTGGTCTCCGGATAGTCTGGAGAAGATTAAGCTTGTAGCATATCCCAGTGTAGCTACAGGTGAAGAGAATGTTCGGTATTCACCTATTTGCCAGTGCTCATACGGCTACACAATTGACCCTGAACCTGCTCGTCAGGAGGAGTTCTTTCAGAATTGGCTGAAGGAGTCAAAGAAGATTAATGAGACCAGTCAGGCGGGGCCTGCGCAGATTAGTAGGCTCAAGAAAGAATGGACTACCCTTGAAATCCAGCGGTGCTTCCTTGTTAATGAAATGAATGAGCCGTATAGTTTTGACTTTGAAATTGAGACAAATGGACTGATGAGCGTTCCAGCAGTTGTTCAGCGTGGTATCCGTGAAACTAAGAAGATGCTTCAGGCGTATGAAACACTTGATATGAAAATTCCCGCCAATGTTCGCATTCAGCCAACACTGGGTTATCGCAAGGGTGTTGAGATTATCTTTGATAACACCGAAGACCACACGCTGGGCAATCTTCTACAGACTTTCCTTGTTGAGCGTCACATTGCGGCTGAAGGAAGCGCTGCGCCCCGCCTGACCTATGCTGGCTACAAGATGGGTCATCCGCTCAAGAAAGAGTTAACAATTGAGATTGGAGCCGAAGATGACATCGAAATGACTGCGCGTCGTGCTATTGTTGCTGTTATCCGTTACCTGCTCGGTCTCTTTGATACCATGGAGCGTGAGTGGCTGACCATCACAGGTACTGCTGCCGTTCTTCCTGCGCTTCCCGCTCTTCCCGAGGTCACAGAAGGTGCCCCACTCCCTCCTGCCAATGTTCCTAATCCGAGGGCGCGCACCGGAAAGACCAAGGCTCGGTAAATATAGAAACATAGTATAGAATGATGTATGAAATTTCATTATTAATACTTCTTTTTATAGTTCTATCCCTTGGGGCTCTTGTGCCCAAGCGGTTCCTCTATGAGAATTTTTCATCTTCCCAGAATGCGACTGATTTCCCCCAGTGCTCATATCAAACAGCATCTGAATACAATGTCAAGAAGCGCGAATTGGATGTTCTCATAAACAAGATAGATGCTGTGGGCGCAGATGTTACACAGGGAATGGGTCGCGTCTTCAATAGTGTCGGTGTTCCGTACTCAACCGAACAGGATGTTGAACCCGCTGCCGTTCTCGTTGGCCGGTGCTATAAGAAGTTGATAAGACAACGTGATATTGAACTTGCCACTGACCGGTATCTGATCAGAGGTAATCAACTTATTGATGGTCTAAATGACTATTTCCCGGGACCCACACAAGCAGTTCGTGCTAACCTTAAGGCGCGCGTCCAAAACCTCAAGTCCCTCATGTTAAATAAGTGTCTGGCCGACCAACCCCAACTAGATATTCCGGATGGAGTTCGCGACCCTGCGCACTATGAACCGCCCACTCTTGAGGGATTACGTGCTACTTCAACCTTCCTAAGTGTCTAATGGTCTAACGAAGTATAAGCAATAATAACAAAACACCGGCTGCCATCCAGATACTCTTCATGGGTCGAGCGAATGTAATGAGATTTACAACCACATGATTCCACAGCCACCAGATTATGGTGACATCAATTGCTAGAATGCCGAGTAAAAGCAGGAAGAAGGTTAACGAATATCCTACGATAGGTCCTTGGTCCATCGCCATTGTGGCAAAATCTTCCCGGAAGTTCATTTTTACAACAGAGTCAACAAGAGGACTAAACGCACTAACTGTCATTCTATTAATCCCGCTCTAATTTTATATTCTCCTTCGTTTTCTTACCCCGCTTCTCTTCCAAGTAATTGTAAATTTCCGTAGCCTTGATAATATCCCCTTTAAAATACTCCGTCAACTTAGTTATAATGAACTTCTTTCCCATAGACTCTTTTGTCTGCTTATTTTGATATAGAATTGCACCACTCTTGATATTAACACGCGCAATCTTGTGTCCTTTCATGGTCTTTGTGATAAGTCCCTGTAAGATTCCCATACGCTTCTTCTTCTCTCTAACAGCAGCGTTTAAAACCTTCAAGTCATCTTCTAGTGTCAACCATTCTTTTAGATAATTTGGTAAAACACTAATCTCGGGAACATCCTCTATTTCATTAGGTTGAGACTGCTGTATTGTATCAGTCATGTGTTGTATGGTATACTCGTTCTGACTCATTACTCTATTATCTCCTTAAATTATTATCTGTTGACCGCAATTAAAATTGATTCCATACGTTTTCAAGCAAATAATCAAGCAAACATGGAAATGGAAATTCAAGATGAGTATGCTAGACAGCTCTTTATTCGGATTATAGCAAAACGAAGAGAATACATTCTGAAGCAACTTGCCACCACCTATCCCGAAAAAAAAGAGAAGATTGAAAGGCTAAAACCAATTTTGTTCAAGCATGAAAGCCTTGAACCTCGGGTCAAAGAATCAAGGGAAGTGTAATTTTAGACGGTCACGAACACTGGTTCGGCAGATATAGCAAAGGCTCATTTGCTTATTAATACACCCCGAGCAGAATGTGTGACCGCATGGAATCATTGCGTGTGTTACATCGGCTGCCGCGCAAATACAACATTGCGGTGCCGTTGTCGCAGATGATACACGATTCAACTGTATTATATCATAGAGCGCAATCCACCGCTTATAGGTCATCATAAACAGGACAAAATCGCTACTAAAATCATTATTTTTTAGACAGGCTTCTAAATAATTCGCCATAGGGTCAGCCATCTCGGCCAGCTCTTTATTTACTTCTAACTGAAGCACGCCTTGAACTTTATCCACAATCTGATTAAGTTTGCTAATTTTTTCCTGTAGGCGCGAATCAATTAAAAAGAGTTCCTTCAGTGTATCCGAATAAACTCGTGTCAACTTCTTCTGCGATTCCTTGAATTCGTCTAACTTAATATCTAAATCTGTTTCCAACTCATCTACAATGGCATTCATACTGATATCCCATCCTAGTTCAGGGAAATACGAGCGCCCTGATGCGGGAATATTAGACATCCTTCCTATTAGATTTTTCATCTTCGTAACAGTTTCCTGGTCTTTTCCTTCTCCATCACGAATAAGAAAATCAAAAAAAGAGTCGTTAAACCGAGTTATTGTTTCCTTTACTTTCTTTCTCCAAGCACGAATCCAATCACGCTCATCGGTAACCACAGCTCCTTGAATTTCATTCATACCTCTCTGCTGGATATTTCGTGTAGCTCCTAAATTTGTCAATAGACGACTGGATTCAGAACCACTTCCGGAACCCGCATTCAAATCCATAAAGTCTACTGGAGCATACGCACCGACAGCATATTCCATTGGATGAAGAGGAGGCGACCCATTCATTCTTTTAAGGGCAATGAAGTTATAGTTGTATTATTTCCGCAGTCTCTAAATCGGCTCCTTCTTCGGGTTCAATAACAGAGGACATATGTAAATGACAATATTTTCCATTAAGAGTTCTCTTATGGCATCGCTTCCCTGCTTTAGTTTTTCCTTTACAATGAACAGCTCTTAATTTTTTTGGGCCAACAGCACGGGCGGCTTTAGCTACCCTCGGCAACATTACCGCAAAATCACATACCAGACATCTTTTTAGAGGAGTGCTAGACTTCAAGCAGGGCCTATGATATTCATGACCGTGCCAACATTTGTATTCTCCCGAGACAGGTTCTCCGCAAACAACGCAGTCTTCCATTCACTGCTTTAAATTATTTACAGGGTCTTAAAATAGGGGATGGAAACGCCATCACGAGAACAATTGCTGGAAAACCTTAAGTTCTCCGAAGAATATCTTAAGAAAGAGCCAAGTACTTTCTTTGATGGTTTACAGAAAATACTTCTAGGCTATGCGCACTTGAATGAATTAATTACACGAAATCACTTGCCTCTTGAAACAGCAGCCAAGGTTCTAGCAGTAGAGCTAGATTTAACACCGGAAGAGGCCAAACAATACACCGAAATGTATGCTTCGATAGACTGGTCCGAGAACGTACAGCCACAACAAAGGGGAGGCTCCAAGCCCGC